ATCATCCCAGTCATCCATATTCGTTCTTATCCAACCACCTTGCCTGAATCTTAACAGAGCTTGTGTAGTTGAGTCAACTAAGTCATCATGATCTCCTGATGGAAAAGATGCACACTCCTCTATAACTTCCTCTGCCCACCTAGTGGGTGGATGCCATATTACACCACTTGCAAAGAAGTCAGTCACTGCGTTTACTCTAGCGATTTTATCCTGACCTCTACTTGGAGTGAACTCTGTTACAGGTATACCCATAGATCTTAATTCAAAAATTAATGGTGACCCTGCTGCTTTTGCTTCAATAATCATTTGATCTGGTTCAAACTCATGATACTTATCGTAAGCTGCTCTTTTTAACTCTGGAAACTCTAACTTTTCTTTATAAGCATCTATTAAAATTAAATTAGGAACTGTTTGACCTTCTGAGTTTGGATGATGAAATATTCCCCATGTCGTACAAGCGCTGTAGTCAGCTCTCTGGGTTTTTAGAAAAGCTGTATCCCAAGATTGTATAATTGCATCGCAAGGTGGTAGTTGTGGCTTTTTCCATTCCTGCCACCATTCCCTTTTTATCAGGGCACCTTCTTCAGAGGTGGGGTCTTGCTGATATTGTGCGTTCCATTTTGACACAGGAAGTTCTGCCTTGATTGCTTCAAGCTCTTCTTTTTTCCAAAACTGTTCCCATAATGCTTTACCTGATGGCATAATAGCTGGTAGCTCTATGACCTCCCACTCACTACTGCCTTCTCTTTGTGTTGCATTTTTTATTATCTGACCAGTTAAATCTCTTTTACTCCATCGTGTCATTACGATAATTATTGCACCACCTGGTTGTAATCTTTGTCTTGGACCAGAAGTGTACCACTCGTAAACTTTGTCATAAACTTCTGGATTGTATGCGCCAACTGTTGCATCCTGCTCTGAATGCGGATCATCAATAATTAAAACATCTGCACCTTTACCTGTTACCGCGCCGCCTACACCGATAGCAAAATATTCTCCGCCTTTGTTTGTATTCCAACGACCTGCCGCCTTACTATCTGCTGATAATGTCACACCTTTGAAAATTTTCTGAAAATCTTCAGACTGAATAAGATTCCTAACCTTTCTTCCAAATCCTACAGATAACTCTGCGGTGTGTGCAGTCTGTATGATTTTTTTATGGGGGTACATCCCTAAAAACCATGCTGGAAACAAGTAACTTGCAAACTCTGACTTGGTATGACGGGGTGGCATATTGATGATTAGTCTTTTTAATTCACCCCTAGCCACCTTTTCAAAAGCCTCCGACATGATCTCATGATGCCTTCCGTGGATGAATGAAGCCCACTGAGACCGCACAAAGGGTAAAAAGGTAGTTTGACAGCTCTTAAGTTGTTTTGCCTCCTCTAAGCGCTCTAAAAGCGCTAATATCTCTTTTTTCTTTTCTAGAGGCACATCTCTTAACTTATCGTTAAGGTCATTTAGGTCAATCGCTTGTTTCATCATCCCAATCAAAGTCATCAACTAAGTCTGGTGGTCTACATTCTATAATCTTAGATGCCATATCCATCATAAACATTGCCTGTGTAGGCTTAAAAGGCGAATAAACATACATCTGTTGTTCACCTTCATCGTTAATATACCAGCCTATCATTATAGGCTTGTCTATTTCTACAGCATCTTCTGATGATTGTCTATTTCTAGCAACAAATTTCTTAAACTTTTTAAAATCTATAACATTTTTTGAGTCTTTTTTAGAGATAGCTCTCTCCTTACTAGTTATAACTAGTATATTATAACTAGTTATGTATTAATAACAAACTAATAATACTAGTTATAACTATTAAGAAGGGCATTTTAAGGCAATTTAGTGAAAATTTAGTAATTGTTTGTGGAAAATAACATGCAGGGTGCACGGCTAGCCCCATCGCTACATGGTGGGGCGTGGGTAAGTGGGGTACAAAACCACAAAAATAGCGAAAATAGGGAGGTCTAGCTAGCCCTAGAATTAAATAGTTCAGATAATTTTTTTTCTAGCTGATCTTCTAACTGTTCAACACTATGCTCACTAGTATTTTCTAGTTCAATCTTATCACTATACATACCAATTGTTTTGCCTAACAATGTTAATGCAGTAAGTTTGTCTGATGTTCTATTAGAATTGTCTTCAATAATAGTCTCAAGGTTTTTCAAAACGTATTGTCTTCGAGAGTTGGCTAACATGCGATGATCTTCCTCAGATTTAGTACTTAACTCAGATATCCTTGATGCAACCTTGAGGTTACTTGCCAATGCACTTGCTTGTTCCCAAATACTCTTTGGCTTGGTTGTATCCTTAACGTCATATACGTCCTTGTAGGCTTGTGTAATGGTACTTCCACTAGAAACTGCCCTAGCAAATTTTTCTTGCTTATCAGTTAACTTTTTCGACATAAAACCACCTATAAAAAAATAAAGTTCATATGCACTTTTTAACATGATCTAGCTAAAATGATCAAATAATAAAAAAAATTTATGTCCTGTAATCTAAGCCTGTACTAGGTTATGTTATGTTTAGTTACATTTATTCACAATTATTTACATTTAGTTATTGACCCAAAATCCAAAATGTGATCTAACATCAAGTACACACTCCCTGTCTGAGTTTTTTTGAGGTCTTCGTTTAGTAGGCTGATGAATGTAAAAAAAGCTATAGAGGTTAAATTAAAAAAAGGTAAGCCCTCTTCTTCTTCCCCTAGGGCGATGTTGGAACGTAAGCACGAGATTATTAACGTCTTTATGTGAGAGATTGTTTAACTTGGTCATCCCTCTTGCAAACTTTTAGATTTTACAAAATGTTTAACTTGGTCATGAGTAGTTTAGTAGTCGCAGACTTAACTGTCATTGTGTACGAATGTGGTGTAATGCCCTTTTGTAGATCAGTTCCTAAAACTAAACTATAATCTCCTATGATTATAGCATTGGGGCAGTTCTTAACTGCTCCACTGTAATGCGATGTGTGTCGCATCTGATGAGACCAAAAGGTTGAAACAGTAAACTAAAAAATAGGAGTTATTATGTTATACACAGATGAAAATAGAAATTCTTACGAAATTGTTTTGAATGCTGATGAGGTCAAGTTAATGAAAATGTTAATCGATGCTCACAACTTTGCAAATTTTGCTGATGCTCATGATGGCGAAAATGTGAATGAATTAGATTTCACAATGGCATCTAGAATTTGCTTTCCAATTGAACAAGCAATGAAGAATTTAATCACATTACATTATGGCGATAAAACTGACAATGTTTACTACGAGTGGATCAGTTGTGGTTTTAGCTTCGCAGTTTTTGCAGTTTCTGAATATCGTTATGTAATGAGTGCTTAGTATAACGAGGGCAGTATTTACTGCCCTCTAACTGTAACCTAGTGTGTGCTAGGTCTGATGATCTCAAAAGAGTGAAACAGTTAATCTATAACTTAGGAGTTAGTATGAATTACGAGACAAATAAAAAATATTACGAAATGTTTATTAAAGAAACTTTTGGCGAACAAGTTGAGCAGTTTGGTTGGACTTTGTTTTGTGGCGAAGAGGTATCAAGAGTATCAGTTTACAATAAAACGATCGCTATCAGACATGAACACTTTACTTTTTTCATTGATAATAAATCTGAGTTAATAAAAGTTTTGAAATTGTTTTCAGTTAATGCAGTTCCATCTAAAGAATTATGGGATGGCAAAGACAACCATAAATTTCATGAAGCAATGAAAAACAAATTAACAAGCATTGAAAATGCTCAAAAGTTATTGGCTGATTACGATATGCCAATACAAGCAGTAAGAAAATATAGATTGCCAACTGTAAGAAAATCTTTGGTATCTTAATTCATTGGGGCAGTAATGCCCCACTGTCTAGGAATGTGTGTTCCTACTGATGAGTACAAAAGTACGAAACAGTTAACTAACTTATAGGAGTTTATATGAAAAGAGAAATGACACAAGATTTATACATGAAAAGAGCAAAAGATAAGTCAAAGAAAACAACCAAGAAAATGAAAATGGTCAGCGATATATTTTCAGCTAGGTTTGACGTTTTTGGTTGGACTTTATTTGTAGGCAATCATTTATGGACTGACAAAAAATACATTGTCAAACATGACAATGTTTGGTTTGACACTGACAGTGTTGAGGATTTAGTTCATTGGTTGTCAATCATGGATGATTTTGAATATTTGCTTAACAGTGATGAAGATGATTTTTACTTAACTGTTAAACAAAGATTAACTCAGATCGAAAGTGCAAAGAAACTTTTAGATTTCTAATTGAGTAAACCTCTTAAGGCTGACTAGTTCAGCCTTATAAGATTTACTACAGTAAATCATATAAACAAAACATAGGAGAAATCATGAATAAATATTTATACGTTGAGACCAAGACAGTTTATGGCAATGAGTTAGTCTATCCAAAGTGTGAGAGAAGCCAAGTTCTTGCTAAGTTATGTGGAACAAAAACTTTCACTGAAAAACATATCAGATTAATTTTAAAATTAGGATATGAATTTCATCCTTGGATGGATGGACTTAAATCTAAACTAGAATGGAAAGTGTTAGAAGCGAAAGTAAAAGCTGATGACAATCCTTACAAACATTTAATTCAATAGGAGTTAAAAATGCAGTGTATTCACTTTGTTGGTTTTCGTCATGATAGTGAGTATTTAACTGCTATCAAAGTTTGGGGAAAACCTCACTATATTCACTATGTTCATGATCAAAGAATGTATCAAGAAATTGATAAATCAAAAGACATAGTAATATTTAGTAAACATGCAAAACTAAAGGTAACTGATATCTATTCTTATGACGATAGTCGTTACCACTGATCAGTGACCAAAAGGTCGAAACATTGGAGCAGTAATGCTCCATTGTCAGCAAGTGTGTGCTTGCTCTGATGATGCAATAATGCAGTTGATCAGAATTATAATATGGAGATTATATTGAGTACTAAAAAAACAATCAAAAATACTTTTACTTTCGATGATGCAGTAGCAAAAGAAATTGCTAATAGTGAGCAAACTATTGCTAAACTGCAAGACGATAACAAGCAAAACACTGAAAGTAAAAATGGCTTAAAATTACGTCAGTATGCTGAACTTATTCCAATGTTAGCTAAAGCTGAATATCTTAAAAAGAATAAGTTTTTCATGCCCCAAGTAAGAAAAGAGGTTGATTTACATTTAGATCAAACTTGTAAAGTTTCTAAGGCTTCTAGGAAAAGATTAATAGAAAATACGAATGCATTTATTCGTACTGTTGTTGATCCTAAACCTCAAGGTTCAAACTTTACTGCTGATGCTTTTAAAGAGTGGTGCAAAGATAATTCTGTAAACTCAGAAACGAAGCTGAAGAAAAAGATCACTAATGAATATAAACCAACTGATGCAAAAGATATTTTTGCCAATCAAATTGTAGGCACATATACCTACAAAAAAGATGCTAATGGAGAATATGTTAAAAGTGGTAATTTCACTCCAAGTAAATTCTCTATTGATCAGATTGATGAAATTATTAATCATCTTACTGAAGAGAAAAATAAGCGAGACAAAAGAGATAAAAACGATCAAGACAGTGATCAAATTGAAGACACTGAGAATGATACAATTGCTGATAATATCTCATCAATAGGTTTATAATATGTATCATATTGTATCCTCTAAAATATATGTTGAGTGGAATGACAATCCAAAAATGGAACTTGTCACTGCTGATATGCCTAATGATTTAGCTGAACTTTATGACGAATGGCTGAATGATTTAGCAAGAGAAAAAAACTCCATTAGCAAAGATTTTAAAGCTGATGACTAAATTTGTCTCGATTTAAGAGCCATACAGAGGGGGTAAATGCCCCCTCTAGTATGATTGTACCTAGGAAAAACTGATACACTAGTGTGTTCTAGTGCTGATGATCTCGAAAGAGTGAAATCAGTTTAACTCAATATAATATAGGAGATAATATTGAAAACAGATACTATTACATATTTAAATGATGCTATCGATATAGTCGTAAAATCATTACAGTTTAACTACAAAAATATTGAGAACAAAGGTATTCAAAAATTTGTTCCTCATATGAGTGGTCGAGTTGGTTGTGGTAAATCTCAAGGCATTCAACAAGCTAAGAATATTTTAGCTGATTGGATGGTTGATCAAAAGAAAATCAAAGATGCTTCTGAGTATCAAATGATTTATCTTGATGCTCCACAGATGGACTATACTGACGTTAATGGTTGGTTTGTACCATCCAAAGATGGTCAGACAATGACTAGGCTTAGACCTCCTCATTGTCCAACTAATGGCTATGGCTTCGTTTTTATTGATGAGTTCACTCAAGCAAGTCAATCTGTTCAAAGTGTTTTGGCTCAATTAATTTTAGAGCGAAGACTTGGAGAGCATAAACTTGGCGATGGATGGATGATTGTAGTTGCATCGAATAGAATTAAAGATCGTGCTTCTACATCAGTAATGCCAACTCAAGTAAGGGATCGACTAAAGCCTTGGCTTAATGTTGATAACACTTGGGAAAGTATTGCTAATCACTTCATGGACAAAGGTATTAATCAGAAAATTGTTTCTTGGGTAAAATATACCAAGGATCAGTTTACATCTGAGAAAGCCTTTGATCGAGATGCTAATTCTAATCCAACACCAAGATCGATTGAGGTTGCTGGCAGTGTCTTAGATATGGAACTTGACGAACACCTTTTGAGACCAATGTTATGTGGTACAATTGGTAATGAAGCGAGTACATCTCTTTTAGCTTTTATTAAGTATTACGATAGGTTACCAGACCTAAAAGAAATAGTTAAAGCTCCTCTACAAGCTCCAATGGTTGAGCAAGGTCAATTGGCTTTTGTTTTAACTTGTGAGTTAGTTAAGGTTGTTAAGCATAAAAGGGAAGCATTCGATAGTTGTGTTCAGTACATCGAGAGAATGTACAAAGAGCATAATTCTGCTGAGTTGGTCGCTTTGTTTATCAAGGATTGTTTATCTAATGATGGAACTCTAAAAACTCATGCTAAGACTAGAGAATTGTTTGGTAGTAATTCTCCATTCGCCCACTTGTTGAATTAGAGGGGGCAACTGATGGATGTAGAAACATTACTAGCTAGATCGCAGTGGAGAATGGTTGCTGATCGAGGTAAAAATGGAATGTCTTTTATTGCAAGTGGTTTATTTGAAATGCCACATGTTGAAGACAATTCAATTCCTACAATGGCAACTGATGGAGCAAAAGTCCTTTACAATAAGGACTTTGTTCTATCAATCCAAGAACCTGAGATCGATTTTACTAGGATACATGAGTTGTTTCATAAAATAATGAAGCATCATTTAAGAATTGGTAATCGCAATCCCACAATTTGGAATTTTGCTTGCGACTTTGTGATCAATCCTAAAGTTGCAGAGTTATCTTATCATGGTCAGCATGGGAATAAATCTCATGTAATAACCATGCCCCAAGGTGGCTTATATGATCCCAAATACAAAGGCAAAACTGAAGAATGGGTTTACGATGATCTTGCAAAAAACTACGATGTAGTTGAGATCAGTTCAAATAGCAATGGCAAAGGCGATGGTGGTGGTGGCAGTTATAAGCTATCCCCAAAAGATGGCAGTGGTAATGATATTATGCCACAAGGTTGGGGCGAGTTTAAACCATCAACTAAATCAACTGAAGAGCAAGCCATTGAAAGTCAAGAAATTGATCAACAGATTATGTCGAATGCAAGTCTTCTTAAAGACATAGGTCAAGATAGTCCTAGCTTTGTTAAATCTCTTTTAGATAAGATCAAACAAAGTAAGGTCGAATGGCAAGATGTTTTGAGAAGATTTATAGGTGGCGATAATTCTGAGGATTATTCTTTCAGACGAGTTCATCGTAAGACTTATCATTCATATGGAATGTTTGCCCCATCATCTGAAAAAATTGGTGTAGGCGATATTGTTGTAGCTTGCGACACTAGTGGTTCAGTTTCTAATGAGGAATTAAGTCAGTTCCTCAGTGAGATAAGGGCGATTAGTGAAGACATGCATCCTACATCAGTAACAGTTATTTCATGTGATAGCATGATAAGACATGTTGAAAGATATGAAAAAGGCGAAGAGATCAAAGACTTAAATTCTAGTGGTAGAGGTGGAACAAAAGTTCAGCCAGTGTTTAGATATCTTGAGGATGAAAATGTACAGTTTGATACATTAGTTTATTTCTCAGATATGTGGATCGATGACTATCCTAGAGAATTTGATAAGCCTTTGCTTTGGATATCTTCTCAACCAAAGCATCAGTATTGCAATCCACCTTGTGGAGAGATTACTTATATTCAATAATATTTAAATTTCTAGGCTTGCAGGTTGTCCTGCACGCCTAGGAAAAAAAATAAAAAGTTCACATGAACTTTGTCTAGCTGATATGGGAATGTGTATTCCCACTGATGATTAGGAAACTATGAAATCAGCAATTCAATAAACAAGGAGATTATATTGATGAATACAGATCAAAATACAAAAGACTTACGATTAAAAGATGGACAACCAAGACCTAGCTTTAGGGAAGCATGTATTGAACTTGAGCGAGTAGTCTTTGTTAATATTGCAAAGCTACAAAGCGAGGGCAAAATGTCTGAAGCTAAATATCTTGAAGCATGTTGGCACACTATGAAAGTAGGTGTTTAACAATGGCATTTAAGTATAAAGGTTGTTTTACATCCAAACGAAATAACAACTTTGATCAAGTAGAGACTATGAGGTTTACATCTAGTCAATACTATAGATCATTGTTGGATTGTAGGTCTTTTCTACACAACAATAGAATAGATAAGTTTATGCATAGAGTATTTTACTTTATGCATAGAGATAAATTAACTGATCAAACTTTAAGGATGTTGTCTGAGGGATATAGAGAACGAGGTTATCGATTGCTTACTAAAGCATACAACGATGATCGTGATTTTTCTGTAAAGAAATTTGAAATCGCAACTGATTTTAAAAATGGTTACAGATATTCTAGTGATGAAAGTAAAATCGCTAGGGGCGAGCATGTAGAAAATGCAAACGAGCCTTGCACTTGTGATCTATGTACAAATCCAAAAGCTAAAGAGGTGGTAAAATACTTTAATGATCTTAATAAAGGCGAAGCTATTGCTCAAAATTGTTACGTCACTAAAGGTAATTTAAGTAAGTTTATCAAAGCTAAGAAGCTAGCTAGAATGTATTTTAATACTAGATTAGAGAATGAAAGCATGTATTTAAAACATGGTATCGCTTCTCTAAGAACTGCTAACTTTGTTTGGAATAGCATATTCCAAAGAACAAAAGTAAAGTTTGATTGTATTGATGTTAAAAACACTCAAGCCATTGTAGGTTTCAATAAGTTTAATGATCCTACTAGTGGCAAAGGTGGATATCATGATCCTCAAATTTTACAAATTAGTCCAACATTCTTTTACAAAGTGTATATGAAAGGTTTTGCTAGGTACGATACTGAGATTAACAAAAATCGTGTTTTTATAGCTGACGTAAAGTTACTAAAACAAGATAGAAATATCAGTACCAATCCTAATATCAAGCTTTACGAAGCAGTTGGTTATACTGCCAAGAATGAAAAGGTTGATAGAAAAGTTTTATATACAATAGCAACTTTTGAAACTGATGAAGCTAGTGGAGAGGTAGATATGAATGCTAGTGATAATAAATTCCTAGGACAATATACCACTCCAAGGGTTGCAATCAGTGGCATTGAAAAGCCATATCATGAGTTGACTTTCAATGAGAAAAGAAGACTTGGAAGAATGATAGAACAAAAGATAGCAAAGAGTAACTTACAGATACTTAATGCTCTCTAGAGTTTGAGGTTGAGTGAAACTCCTATTCTAAGGGGCATGGAATGGTTGCTCCTCGATGCTATATCTGTAGGTTGCACTGCTCCCTCACTCTATTTAATAAGGCATGGCATACCTATTAAAAGTCTTCACTCGTAATTCAATGATTAACTAAAGATATAGAAACCATTCATTATTAAATAAGGATAAACATGATGAATATTCGAGAAATAACTGATCAAATACAGTATGTCATGGAAGAGGTTGAGGATACACCTAGCAAATATAAGCAATTACATGAACTTGCTTGGCAACTTGTGAATGTTACTCGATCTAAAGATGGCGAATGATTATAACTTAGGGGGCAGTAATGCCCTCTATTCCCTCCCCTTTGTTGCATATCTGCAACACTCCCCCAACAAAAATCAATATAATTTCAGAAATTTCCAAGAAAAGTCTGCACAGCCCGTACAGCATTTTTAAAAAAAATTTTTATTTTGCGTTCAGGAAACTTCCTAACTGCCGTAGATAGCTTTTTCGTAGATAGATTTTTTGACTCAACCAGCCGTGAAAAATAAAATAAATTTTTACGCAGCGAAGGTAGCTGCGTGTCGAAATTAGATGATCGAAGCTAGCTGCTGCGAGAAAATAAATTTTTTTTTGTGTCCAGTCCCGTGCCAGGGATCGAGGCGATGAACCCAGGATCTGGTGAAATAAAAAAATAAAAAGTGCATGCGAACTTTTTTCACCATTCGAGAAACCCCAATAAAAAAGGCACTAGGAGTATCTAGTGCCTTTAGGAGATAATATTGAGAAATACTGAGATTCTGAATATTATTATTAATAAATAAACTTAACGAAGCTAGGTGTCAAGCATTCTTAGGTGCAAGCATACTGTCATTGTCGTAAACATCGTACCTAGATTTAACCCTGTCATATGTAAAACTAGTCTTACCTTGCTTGCCAACCCAACTATATCTACACTTCCAAATATGAACATCTGTCTGTGTTGTTTTCGATGGATCAGGTCTATCTATAGTTACACCACAATCTGCTTTAGAAAAAAAACTTGCAGAGCCTGAGATGTCATAACCTCTTGGAACTGGTATAGTTCCATCTTCTCTTCTCATCATCTTGGTTGGATGAGCAACAAACCAAATATGTATGTCGTGTGCTTGAGCAAAAGACCTCAACGAAGATAGCATTTCACTAACCCAATCTGTTTCTTTGTCCATCTTGT